AAAAATACATATAATGAGTTGATAATAACAACCATATTGATTCTAGTTTTAATAGTAATTGCGTTTAGTTTGATGAGAGAAAAGCCAGTTAGATTTGAAGACAACGGAAATCTTCTTGAAGAAACCCTTAAAAAGGTTAATAGAGATTATGAAGTAAAAGACAGACCTTGTTTTAATGAAGAAGGAGTAGAGATTGTATGTAAAGGATAAAAATTATATTATGGATAATGCAATAAAAGTAGAGAGAGCAACAAAATACCTAGATACTTTTCGCCAAAATAGTTATTTAGCAATATGTGATATTCCAGAAGTTATAGAATTAGCTCTTAAAGATAATGTTAAAGAGCTTATAGTAACTGAAACCGAATATGAAGTATTTAGACACTTTGCAAGTAGAACAGGAATTTGGAACTGGGATATGAAAACCGTATTAGGTATAACTCTAGTAATTAGATAATATGAATATTAACAACTTATCCACATAGTTATCAACATGGCAAAAGAAGGAAGACCACTAAAATTTAAATCATTAAAGGAATTACAATTAAAAGTTGATGATTATTTTGAGAAGACACCAAAAGAAGAATGGACAATAACAGGACTAGCTATACATCTTGACACATTTAGAAGTGTATTATGTGACTATGAAGAGAAGGACGAGTTTTCCAACACTATAAAAAAGGCTAAGCAAAGAGTAGAGAACGGATATGAAGTAGACTTAAAGAAACATGGAAGAAGTGGAACGATATTTGCTCTAAAGAATTTCAACTGGAAAGATAAGACAGAAACAGATTTAACTACTAATGGAAAAGACTTAATACTAGATTCAGATGTTAAGTCTAAGATAGATGATTCAATAGCTATTTATATAAATGGAAATAAAAAAGATACTGGAGAGGAACAATCCTAAAGAGTTAAGAGCTTTATTTGCTTTTGATTCTTCTAACACAAATGAACAGATAGAGTTTAAGTTTAATATCTGGGCTAGATTCTTCTTTGTTAAATACTTTACCTCAAATGACTGTGACAAGCATAAGGAAATGGATTTGAATAACATTAAAGCCTATAGAAGTCAGATAAGACAATTTGTAAACATAGCCTTTAGAGGATTTAGTAAAACAGCACGCACTAAACTATTTATCGCTTACTGTATAGCAAACGATTTAGATAAGACAAAGAAGTTTATTAGATGTATTTCTGCTGATTTAGACAATGCAAAACAATCAGTTACAGATATATACAACATGTTCATACAGCCTAGAGTAAGAGACTTATACCCAGAGATATTTGAAAAGACTGAATATAAGAGGGAAGAAACAATGTCAGGCTTTACTACAACTACAGGTATTAAGGTATTAGCTAAACAGATTGGAGTAGACCAGAGAGGTAAAATAATGGAAGAAGCTAAATCAGACTTTGATTGGTATGACGATATTGAGACTAAAACAACTATAAGAAGTGTAGTAACAACACGTAAAATAGGCGAAAACATGGAAGAAGCTAGAACAGGATTAGCTATAAATGGTTCATCTATTTATACATGTAACTACTTTAGTGAATTAGGTAATGTTCATAAGCTAGTTACTAAAGATAATAAAGATAAGGTAGTACAGATAACTCCAATTAGAGATGAAGAAGGAAATCCAACATGGGAGCGATATTCAAGAGAAGATATAGAAAAAATGGAACAGAATGATGAAGACTTTGCAGGGGAGAGATTGTGCAAACCTAATGCAAGTAAAGATATATATTTTGATATAGAGACACTAGATAAAATGGAAATCAGACAGCCAATAAGAAACATTGCTGGGTTTAAAATGTATAGAGCATATAATCCTTCACATAGATATGCTGGAGGACATGACATAGCAGGTGGAGTAGGATTAGATAGCTCTGCATCCGTTTTTATTGATTTTAGCACTATTCCAGCCCAAGTAGTTGCTACTTTTGCCTCTAATACAGTCTTACCAGAAGCATTTGGAGATGAAATATACGCAGAAGCTAATTACTTTGGCGGTTGTCTAGTAGCTCCAGAAAATAATAAATATGACCAAGCAATACTTAAAGCAAAACAACTTGGTGCAAATCTTTATAAGATGAAGAAGGGTCAAACTTTACAAACAATCGTTAATACAACACAGTCATATAATTATGGTTGGAATACAAACAGCCTAACAAAGTCAAAGATGTTTGCTGACTTAAAGAAAGCCGTTAATGACGGATATTTAGTATTAAACGATAAAGACTTAATACAAGAGGCTAAAAGCTATACAAGAAACGATTTAATTGATACACAACCTGACCCTAGAGATATAGATAATGCTACTAGACATTGGGATTTACTTACAGCGTGCAGTATTGCTTGGCAAATGAAAGATTTAGCCGAAGCAGTTGCTATTGATTTACCTTTGTATTTTGAGAAAGATGAAGTAAAATATAATCAAGCAGAATGATACTATCAAAATCAGAACAAAATATTATCGACTTACTTCGAGAGTTAAGACCTTATGAAGTAATTGAGGTAACTAAAGACCAACAAGGACGACCAGATTTCTATTTAGTAAAGAGAACACAAAAGATTGTTATTAAACCTAATGACAATTAACTTGCTTTTATTTTTGCACATATGATATAATTACAACAAACTTAATAATAATCTGACGGAAAGACCGCAGGTAAAGTCTCACAAAGATTTTATCTGCTATTTTTTATAAAAAATGACTAAAGTAAAAACAACTAAAACAACTAAAGTAATTAAGAAAGAAGTAAAGAAAGATATAGAAACACCTATTAAACCAGAAACATCAGACACATTGCCTTTTAGATTAGAAATAACAGTAAATGATATAACTTTTAAGACAGAAGGTGAAAGTGTTAAAAAATGTTTAATTGATTTTATAGATTCTCCATTATATCCATTTGGAGCAAAGACTAAGATGTTCATTACTTGCTTTAAAGGTAAATTGAAGAGACATAGAATTTTTAATACAAAAGAAGCAAGAAAGGTATTACTTACTATGAGTCAGAAAGACACAGCAGTTGAAATATTAGCAAATAAACTAATTAGAGAATTAGAATAATATGGAAGAACCAGCTGAAAAATATCCTGAGGTATACAGCTACATAATTCAAGAAGAGAATGCGTACAGGACTAACCGTGTCCCCCTAGCTTCTAATTGGAAGGATTGGAACATGTATGAGCATATTGACCGCTCTTTTACCCTTCTTAACTCACGTTTTTATCAAGGTACACAAGATTATAGAAGACCTTTTAATAACATTATTTTACCTATAAGGAATGTAAATGTTCGTTCAGAAGGTTTTGATGTAAAAGACATACAAATTTATGTAGATAATTCAGAAAAATATCATTTATCTTTCTTTGCACGTAAGTTTAATAATTGGTGGGCTAAGGAAAATAAGATTGACACTGCTATTGATGAATCTGTAGAGAGTTACTTTGACTACGGACTAATTCTTGTTAAGAATGTTAATGAAGCTAGACCAGAAATAGTACAACTTCAACAAATTGCTTTCTGTGACCAGACAGATGTTCTATCAGGTGCAATATGTCTAAAACATAATTACACAATTTCAGAATTACAAGCAATGGAAGGTAAATGGGATAGTGAAGCTATAAAAAAAGCTATCTTGATGTCTAAGTTCTCTAAGAGTGAAGCACATGAAGAAGAAGATACTGAAACACCTAGTAAGTATGTAGAAGTATATGAATTGGAGATTGTAGCACCAGAAAGCTGGTTAGGAGTAGAGAAACTTGGAGAAGAATGGCAAGATACAGGAAAATATACACTACAAACTCATTTAATTACTTTCTATACTTCACCTGTAGACGGTAAGACAAAAAACGGAATTACCCTCTTTAAAGGTAAGAGAAAGAAGACTATATTTAAAGCTCTAAAGAGAGATAGTATATTTGGTAGAGCTTGTGGACGTGGTGGTATAGAAGAATTATTTCACCCACAAATCTGGACTAACTATTCAGAACTTCATGTTTCTCAAATGCTTGAAGCAGTTTCAAAAATTGTATTAACTACAAACAGTAAGAAAGTTAAGTCAATAAATAACTTTTCTAATATTAAGCAGGGTTCTATTCTTGATTTAGGTCCTGACGGAAGACTAGACCAATTGAATCTACAACCAATAAACAAGGTAGCCTTTGATAATTTCTCAAATAAGTGGGAACAAGTTGGAAGAACAATTGGCTCTGCTTCTGACCCTCAATTAGGACTTAATCCAACATCAGGTACACCACTAGGCACAACAGAGATTGTGACTTCACAAGGTGTAGGTATACACGAATATAGACAAGGACAGATAGCAGAATTCTGGCAAGAAATATATAGAGATTGGGTACTTCCACATATGGCATCAGAGATAAATAAAGGTCATAAATGGTTAGATGAACTGACACTAGATGAAACAATGATGTTTGCAGAAAGCATATCAGAAAAAGAAGCTGGAAGAATGATGAAAGACATGATTCTATATCAAGGTAAAAATGTCACTGATGAAGACAAAGCTATATTAAAACAAACTATAAAAGAAGTTTTCTTAAAAGGTGGTAGTAAGAGATTCTTAGAAGTCGTAAAAGACGAATTTAGTAATATACCAATGGATGTGGAGGTATCTATAAAAGGTAAGCATAAGAATATAGCAGAAAATGTAAGTAAGCTAAATTCATTCTTTAGAATATTATTTACTCCAGGAGCAGTTCAAACTATTAGACAAGACCCAGAATTATCTAAACTATTAAATGAGATATTAGAAGGCTCTGACTTGTCACCATTAAAGTACGGTATGTCGCCTCCAACTGGCTCAATACCGTCACCTATGGGTCAGAACATGGGGCAATTATCAAAACCAGAATTATAAAATTTAACATAAAAATAAAATGAATACACAAGACTTTAGTAACGAAATATTAAACGACATCGAAAAGACAAAAATATCTGCTTTTTGTGAAGATGTAGTGGCTTTCAATGCAGTAAAGAAATATATCCTTGCAGTTGCTTATAAGCATGGAGTAATTAATCCTGGTGTAGAACACAAAGGAAATATTAACTTTGCATTGAGACTAGCGTGGGGCGCAGCAGACGGTAGTGGTATGCCAAGAAGCGATGAAGAGCTAGGACAAAGTCTAAGAGCTTTAACAAGTGCAGTACAGCTTGTTGAATCTGGTTTTGCTGAATTGTCTGAATTTAAAAAGGTCGAAGAGATACAAGAAGAGAAGTTTAATAAAACAGAGTAATGAAAAAGGCAATAATAACAATATTAGTAGGTTTTCTAGGGCTATTAGGCTTTAATGTTGTAAATAATCTTGGTAGTGCTACTGGAATAGCATCAACTGTAGCAACATCTTCATTCCAAGTAGTGACTGCAGGTACAGCACAGAGATTATTCGCAACATCAACACTATGTTCTGCAAGAATAATAACAACACAGTCAGGTGCAATAAAGCTAACATTTAGTGATTTTCTAGGTCAAAGACCAACCGGAATCAATGGTCATATTCAAAATGCTTCAACGACTGTCGAATATGATTCAAAGATTTACGGATGTAATACTGTTTGGGTATACCCATACGGAACAGATACATTGACGTTAACAGAGACAAGATAGTTTCTAGATAGTTTCTTTGGTTCTCAATCCTTACCAAAATTGATTTATAAATAATTTTCTCACTTAGTAAAGTGAATAACCAATTATCATTTATGGAACAAAATGAACAAGACGAAGTTATCGTTGACAACGTGGAAGAAAACAACGAAGAGGTAGAGGAGACAACCGAGGAGAAACCTGTGCAAACAGATAAACCTAAAAGAACTCCACAAGAAGAATATGATTATCATAATGGAAAGGCAAAAAGACTAGCTAAAAAGCTAGGATTAGGAGAAGACAAATTCGACTCTGAAAAGCCAGAAATTAAGAAATCATCTTCAAAGCCAAGTGATTTGGATTACGGCCAATTAGCTCTTCTTAGACAAGAAGGAATAAAAGGTGCAGCAGAAACAGCTCTATTCAAGGAAATAATGGCAGAAACAGGAAAAGGTGTATTAGACCTATTGGATTCTAATTACTTTAAATCTCGTTTAGCAGACTTCAGAGAATCACAGGCTACATTGAACGCAACACCTAAGGGTAAAAATCGTTCAAGTCAAGCCTCTCTTTCAGATGAAGATGTCGCTTTTGCGAAGTATAACGAAACAGGTAAATTACCTGACGACTTCAAGACACGCGTAGCTATTAAGAATAAAATTGTTGCCGCTGAAAAAAGTAAAAATATGTTCTCTGGACCGTCTATAATAGGACCAGAAGTTCAGCAATACTAAATCATTTGGCCATTACATAAATTAATTTAACAATTTAACAAAATGGCTAACTCATTTGCAGCACAAACATACCCAGAAATATGGGCTACAAGTTTGCAAGAAAGATTAACAGGACCAACAAATTGGAAGGATATTTGTGAAGTTATCTATTCAGATACTAGAACACTTAACCTACCTTATATGTCTACTGAATACACACTACAAAGTGGTACTCGTGGAACAGCTTACACACACTCAGACTTCACACTAACAAACGACACATTGACAATTTCTGCTACTGACATCGTATCTGTCTTCATGGACAGAGCAGATGCAGCACAGAATAATCTTGTTAATGCTTCAGAACATGGTGCAAGACAAGGTGATGTAATCAATGAACGTGTAGAGGATTTGTTCCTTGCACAATATACAGGTATGACAGATGTTGGAGATGATGGTGCTGGAGGTATCGGACTATCAGCAACAGCTCTTACAGTTACAGTATCTAATGTAGATGCTATTGCAAGAGCAATCAAGAGATTGATTATCAAGGCTAAGGGTTCAAAACTAGCAAGAAAGAATGGTATCTTCATTGTATGGAGACCAGAAGACTTTGAGAAACTAGAAGAAAATATGGCTTCACAAGGTTATACTTTTGCTGATATGGCATTGAAAGACGGTATTATGGATGCAGACGGACAAGGTAAATACGCTTTCGGTGTATATCACTATGTATCTGAATCTCATACTACAGGTCACGTAGTTGCTGGTGTTCGAAAGATTCTACAACTAGGACTTCTAAAGTCTACATATGGAAAGATATTCTTCAATCCAAACGCTGTAGATGCAAACGGTCCTCTTTCAGGAGTCTCATACGAAGCTAGACTAGACTATGGATTTAATCCAAAGGCAGGTCTTACATCAATCTTGTACGACGTAAACGTTGCATAATTATCATCACTAAAAATCACAATCAAAATATGAAAAATAAAATATTTAAAATTGCAATGATTGTGGTGGCAATTATTGCAGTAACAGTAAGTACAGATAAGGTTTATGCTTTTTCAATAGGTGAGACAGGTGAATCAGTAAAAGATTTACAAATAACACTTATCGAAGCAGGCTATGATATTCCAGCTATTACAAGCGGAGGAGCATCATTCGGATATTTTGGAGTTCAGACAAAGGCAGCTCTAGCTAGATATGAGGCAGATAATGCTTCATCATTGACACTAGGAGCAGCTGCTTCTGCTACTGATTTCCAAAAGCACGCTTTCTTTAACAGAGGCGTAACAGTAGGAGGTAGAGTTGCTACTTCATCAACAGCAGCAACATATACAACAAGTGCAAATGATTTTAGTAATACACCAAGTGTCATATTATGGACACCGAATATAAACACTACAGTCAGCTTGAGTGGAACATCTACATTTGCGTATATTCCAAATATAGGAGATGTTACTACAGTATATCTACTTAATGCTTCAACAACTGCAGCTTCAACAATCACTTTCGCAGCAAAGGATAGTGGAGTTGACCTACAATTTGCAGAAGCAACTGGTGGTGACTTAGTTCTTAACGGACTTGACTGGGCTAAACTTACATTTATTAGGCAAGCGGCTAATAAAGTTAGTATTATCTTTGACGAGTTCACAGAGGCAGACTAATGTTTTCCCTCTATCCCTTTATGGGGATAGGGATGAGCATATTAGCTCAATACACAAATGAAAAAGATTACACTTGCAGTTTGTACAAATAGAGAAATTAAACCAAAGACACTTCAGTCTTTACTTGAAATGGTTTCTTATTCAAAAGAAATTGATTTTGATATCCTTGTAGCTAATAGAGGGTATACAATTGGTGAAAATAGAAATTATTGCGTTGTTCAAGCTGAAAGAAACGGCTCTGATTATTTATTCTTTGTAGATGATGACATGGTATTTCCTGACTACACTTTAGAATCATTATTAGAGCATAACGTTGATGTTATTGGAGTAAATTCATATTCACGATGTCTTCCTCCGTCATCAACTGTTGGCCTAATGGACAAGAAGGGTAAGTACATGCACCCTGATAAACATACTGCATGGGAAATGAGAATACCTACAAGTCTATTTGAAGCATACTTTGTTGGTGCTGGTGTAATGTTAATAAACATGAAAGTGTTTAATAAGATTGATAAACCATATTTTACATTTACTACAGATAAAAATGGAATGATTGTTAATGGCGAAGATGGTTATTTCTGTGACCAAGTAAAGAAAGCTGGTATGAAGGTATGGTGTGACCCTACGATTGAAATTGGCCATATAGGGGAATATGTATATAAAAAGGGTACAGAAGATATTACTAATATAACAAAACTATAATGTTACCAATAAATGACACAACAAATGGAACTGGTATTGCACAGCAAGCACGTAGCCTTGCAGGTGTTGATTCTGTTCAATGGCCTTTCCAAAAAATAGTAAATTCTGGCAATAATTGGAAAAACTTCTTAACAGGTTATGCAATAGCATCTGATAAACGTTTCCAGTGGGACAATACACAACATACAAAATTACCAGAAGGTACTACGCCTATTACAATCAATCAATCAGATTATTCATTTTTAACAGATGAACAAGGTAACACTATTATAACTTTAATTGGTGTATCAATACTCCAAAATGGTCAATATGTTCCATTAACACAAGTTGATAGACTTGACCCAAGTTATGACCCTGCTAAATTTGGAACTGAAACAGGTGTAGCAACACAATATGATAAAATATCAGATAATATTATAAGACTAGACAAGAAACCACCAGCAACGGTATCAGCAGGTCTTAGATTCTATTTCCAAAGAACTTCACCTGTTTGGACATCTACTCACACAACCGAACCTTCTGGCTTCTCGCCATTACTTGATAGAGGATTTGTCATTGCTTGTGCATATGATATAGCACTTACTCTTGGTCTAACTAATCTACAAGGATTAGCATTAGAAAGACAAAGAGAGGAACAAAAGGCAATAGAATACTTTGAAAACAGACAGAAAGATGAAGAGGTAATCTTTACGCCTAATTCGGATAGTGATTCAATAAATATAAATATTTCTTTCTAATATGTCTATTACAAACACTACATTTAAAAAATTAGGAGATTACACAGTAGATGAGCTGGGTAGTGTTAGTATTGAGCAATTATCTGGCGTATCTTTTGATAGACAGTTTAACCCAATGACTAATACGTCAAAAGTGAGTTTTGCAGAGCTTTGGAGCACCATAACAACAACTTGGGCTAGTGAGACAAGAACTTGGCTAGATATGTCATCTTTGATAGATAATATATCACATAAGAATCTTGGCTCATATTCTGTGAGTGAATTGGCTTCATTTAGTACAGACCAGATAGGACATGTATCATTTGATAGGCAATTTAGTCCATTAACAAATTTAGATAAACCATTATGAAAAATTTTATAAATAAATACAATTACATATTTACATTACTAACAATTAGCTTATCAATAGTTGCAGTCTTAATAGCATTCTATAGACCTAATCTATTAGGAGTAACAGCAGTTAAATCTACCGCATCAAGTGATACACTAGAAACATTTAGAACAAATGTTAATACTTCATTGACTAATTTGGCTACATATGCATTGTCTACAACAACCGCAAATATATGGACAGCCACACAATCATTTAGTGCTATAGGTATATCATCTACAACACCATTTGGAAATATAGGAATTGGCTCTGCAACAGCAACAAGTTCAATCAGTAGAGGTAAATACTGTGAATATGCAAAAGACCCAGCAGGTCGAGCTATGTATATAACATTATCAACAAGTGGAAATACAGTATTTTCTACTTCATCAGTATCTTGTATATAAAAATATGACCACAATTGTCACAATTAATTCAAATGACCAGATAACAAATAGTAGGGCAGATATCAATACCAATTTTGCCAATCTTAATTCTGATAAGATAGAAACATCTTACCTAGATACTGATACTGCTCTTGCTGCTAATAGTGATACTAAAATACCTAGTCAAAAGGCAGTTAAAGCCTATATTGATACTTCTGGTGGTGCAAATGCTTCGACAACTGTAAGAGGAATAGTTGAAGAGGCAACTTCTGCGGAAATGATTGCTGGTGCTGGTACAGGAGGAACAGGAGCAAGGCTATTTATTAGTCCTACTCTTGTTGCAGAAACAGGTGCAGATAAAATTGTTAAGACTAAAAGTACAGGATTATTAGACCCTGCTGTACTACCTACAGGAAGCATAAAATCTGGAGCAGTTACTAAAGATATATCTTCTACTACTTCTACAACTATTGCTCATGGACTTGGGGCAACTCCAACGCTAGTAAAGGTAACTGGAACATTTTCTTCTGATTCTGATGATACAATTTCTTATGCTACTACTGTATATTCGGCAAGTACTCAATCATCTGCAAGTTTTGTTAAAAATGGAACTATAGAATCGAGTGGGGCTAGTTTTATCTTTTATAAAACTACGGGAGCTTATTCTACAGGAGCTATAACAGTAGATTCTACAAACATAACGATAGCTTGGTCAAAAACATCAACACCAACAGGAGATATCAATTTAATTTGGGAAGCATATAGATAAAAATATGTCATATAAACCAGTTACAATTCAAAGAAATAGATTTGACGGAGGTATATCTGATAGCTCAAGAAAATCTGCTATAAATGAGTTTCAAACATCTAGGCATTTTGATATATTCACTGACCCTTTTAAGTTAATTCCTTACCGCTCTTTAGAGTCTGATACATCTACAACAGTAAGTGATACTGATTTAAAACAATATTCAGTACGTAATTTCATATACGCTTCTAATTCAGCAAAACTTTATGGTCTTGGTAAAACTGCTGGCGGACTTACTAAAATAGTCTATAAAGACGATGCAACTACTGGTAATTGGACATTACCTTCTTCATCAGAAGGAACTGATGCAACTATATATGATTGTTTTTTTGAATATAAAGATTACGCATGGGGTTTTCAGGGTACAACTTCTTTATTTAAGTGGGGTACTTTATCTGGGACACCCTCTATAACAAATGCAGCTGCTACTGTAAGTGCGACGATTACATCAGTTGCTAATGGAATAATTGCGGCAGACGGTAATGCCTATTGTGCTTATAACAATGTAATTGTAAGAATTGCACCTGCTGGAACTATCACTGATAATGCAAAAACCGTACCAGATACATATAAAATTACTTCATTGACTAATTATGGGTCTTTTATGGCTATAGCAGCTGCACCTAAGTCTACTTATAATGGTAAATCAAAAGTATTTATTTGGAATCTATCATCAGACTTGTTTTCAGAAACTATCGATTGGGGAGAGGGAGAATTACGTGTCTTAGAATACATTGAAGGATTGCTTATAGGTATTACAGATAGATATTTAAACAATTCTACTGGAGCTGGTAAAGGTTCAATGATTGTTCAGGCATATACAGGTGGTTCTGCACAAGTATTAAAAGAAATCTACACACAAGCACTTACAGGCAAGACTATTCCGCTATCAAAAGAAGTAAAAAATAATCGTTTGTTCTGGGCGGCAAAAATTATGACAAATACTGCAGGAACAACTTATAATGAAGGAATATGGTCTTTTGGTAGAAAAAATAGTCAATATCCTTTTGCTCTATCACTAGATATAATTGATGAAAATATAAATACATCTGGTATTCAAGGATTTGGAACAGCCGCAAACTTCTTCTTCATCGCTCATTCTAGTGACGGTAGTCTTGATAAGACAAATGATTCATCAACTTACAGTTTTACATCAGAATATGAGTCTCAAATTGAAAATTTTGGTGATTCATGTCTATATAAGAAGTTAGAGAAATTTACTATTTATACTACTCCACTGCCAGCATCTTCTGTCGTAACAGTTAAATATAAAATGGATGCAGAAACCAGTTACACTACTTTGGGGTCATTCTCAACAACTGGCGGTATTTCAAGAGATTTTATAAATATAGAATCAACTGGTGACAATTTCCCTACATTTAAAGAAATTACATTTATACTACAAAGTACAGATGGAGCAGAAATAACTGGTTATAAAGCAACAGCATTACCATTAATAATATCAAGCTAAACATATGCAACCACAAATATCACAAGAACAATTCTTAGAGATGTTCAATAAACTAAAAAATGACGTTGATTCCCTATCAGGTGCTTTTTATAAAAATAACTTTAGTGGAAGTCAGACGTTCAATAAAGATGCAATTTTTCAAACTAGATTAAGAGTACCTGTGTATTCTTCTGCACCTTCTGTGGCAGAAGTTGGTGACATAATCTGTATAAGTGGGACTTTTTATGGTTGCACAGTTGCAGGAAATGTCTCATCACCAGCCACATTTACTGTAATTGGGACACAGTCATAATAAAATGATATAATTATAAATAATAAAATGTCTATCTTAAATACAATAAAAAATACTGCAAAGTCTGCCTTGTCTAAGGCTTCTAATGTAGTTAATAAAGTAGGTAATGCAATAACTAAAGCTGTTGGGTTAGGTACAAGTTCATTAAATACCGCCTCGGCTTTACAAGGTACATATATACCAGGTTCATTAGAAAAATCACAAGCTAATCAACAAACTAATTTAGTAAAAGGTGAGTTGAATTCTGGTTTAAACAATCTTAATACAAACAATCTTGGTATTGGGAATATTGTATCAAATGCAATTTCTTCTGCTAATAAACTAACAAGTCCAGTATCAAGTTCTACTACTTTACCTGTAACTATCAGTGCTAATACATATGGAGGAAGTAGTAATAGAAATAGTACAGCTTTTTCAAACTCTTCACCAACTCAATTGATGTCTCCAACTGTAACTAGAAATATTCAAAATGGTACGCTAGGAGCATCTTCATTAGGTTCTGGTACGATAAGTGGTGGTGTTTCTACAGGTGTATCACCTTCATCAGGTGCAAGTAATTATGTTTCTCCTAAGATAGATAATACAAAAATTGCTGGGGCTGTTGCTGGCTATTACAAATATAACGATAAAGGACAGTTAGAGCCTGTAGAAGACACTAATAATCCTCAAAATCAGAAAGCGGCTATTGATGCAAAGGCTTTATACGATAATGTAATGGGCATAAAAGATAGTGTTTATAATGATTCTAGTGTTATACAAGCTACAAAGCAAAGAAATGAGATAAAACAGGCATTACTAGCCCCTACAGCGGAATTAAACGCTATAACTGCAAAACAAAATCAAGATTTACTACAATTAAGACAAACTGGGGCAAAAGAAGGTGTTACCGAGGCAGTATATGGTCAACAAGAGAATGCTATAAATTATGCAGCTGCTATTCGTGCTTTGCCAGTTCAAGCTAGTATCGCAAACCTGCAAGGACAATTAGGATTAGCACAAGATTATTTAAAAGAATTAACTGCAATAAAGACTGATGAAATAAACAGACAATATGAATATAATAAGGGTAGATTCCAAGCTATTTCAGGTGCTATAGAAACAGCAGATAAAAGGGCTTACGATGCTTCAGTTAAAGAAAACGATAGACAATATAAAGAACAGACTGATTTAGAGACCTTTAAGGCAAAAATTATGGAAAATGCTCTACAAAGTGGAGCTAGTCAATTTGAGTTGAATAGAATAAATACCGCAAAAGATAAAATGTCTGTAATTCAAGCCGCAGGAAAATATGCAGTCACACAAGATAATCAAATTGTTAAACTTGATAATGGTCAAACTGTAATTGTTAATAAAAATACTGGCAGTATCGTAAGTAGTCTTGGTGGAGAAAAGACTAGTCCACAGGCTTCGTTATCAGGACTTACAACTCAACAAGCTAATGACCCATTCATTGTTAAACTTGCTTCAAGTTCTGGAGGTAAACCTATTACTGATACTTTCGCACAAAAACTTGATAAGGGTCTAACTGTTTTAAATCAAATAGGACTACTACAAACAAATATTAAAGATGTAAAGACTGGACCTATAGCAGGTGTATTTAAAGGTGCAAATCCGTGGGATACAGAAGCTCAAACAATAAAAGCACAACTAAATGCAATAGTACCTAACCTAGCACGTGGAGTTTATGGTGAGGTTGGTGTTTTGACTGATAATGATATTGCTCAATATTCAAAAACTCTGCCTAACTTAAAATCTACAGCAGATATTAGAAATGCAGTATTAGGTATAACTGTTGACTTAATAGGTAAATCAATTAAAAGAACACTAGAGGTTAATGCGGCAAACGGTAAAGATGTTAGTGGATTTATTGATTTATATACAGAAATGCAAAATACAAAAGACAGTATATTCCAGCAAATTCCAGGTTATAAGGGTAACGAAACTCAAACAACAGTGACTCCAGAAATTCAGTCATTAAGGTCTAAATATAATTATTAATATGTTACAAGAACAAGACAAACAAAAACTTGATGGAATAGTACAGCAAATGCTTACTAATAAAGAGTCCGATGAAAACATACGGCTTGTAGTTGACGATTTTAAACAAAAATACTCAAAACCAATACAAGCTGAACAAACACCATTAGAGCCTCAGTCAACCACTGGAACACTTTTAAACCCTCTAAAAGAAGGTATAGACGGTTTAAAGACATTATATGGAGGAGGAGAACAAGGTATAGCAAATAAGTTAAAGGCTGATATACAAGCTGGAGCAGAGGATATACAAAAAGGTGATGTTCTAAAAGGTGTAACAAAAGCTGGATTAAGAACAGCTGGAGATGTAGCAGGGGCAATTTACGCTCCAGTAGGGGCTCTATTGCAAGCTACAGGAGTTAATAAAGTCTTTGATTATCTAGGAGAATTAAGCCAAAAAGGTGGTTCATATAATCCTATAAATTTAATTACTGATTCAAAAATGGTACAGGATTTTGTAATGAAAAGACCAAACTTAGAAGAAGATTTTGGTAGAGCTTTAAACTTAGCTTTTGCAAAAGCAGAGACAGGAAAGATAGACCCTAAGACTGTTGTTAGCAGAACTATCCAGCAAGTAGAATCTATTGCTCCTAAAACAAAACTTGTAGCAGGACAAGTTGCTCAAAAAGCTAAATCAATAACAGGTAAATTACCTGAGGATATCATAAATAAAAGAGTTAAAGAGCTTGAAAATATAAGTGGTAATTACGCACAACTTAGAAAAGAAACAAATTTTAATCCAGAGAGAGCAAAAGAGAGTGTAAAAAGAGTTGCTGAAACAGATGTATTAGTTTCTTCAGTCGATGAGAATGGACTAATTAGAACTAAAGGTGAAGGAGGTGCTGTTGAACAGTACAAAGCTCAGACTTTAGACAATGCTGAAAATGTAGTTAGAAGAAACCTAGAAAGGTTAAATGAAAGTGTTACACCTGATGAAATAAAAATAAGATTAGAAGATGCTATTGCTAAAAGTGGCTTAGAAGGGGCTGAATTAAAAGTGGCTTTAAAAAAAATAGATAGAGAGATAGCAGGATATAAAGTCAAAGCAAATCCAGATGGAACAATTCCCCTTACTTTAATTCAAGATGCTAAAGTTAGTAAATATAAAGTAACTGATTTTAATACGCCAGCAGAAATACAAGCATATAATAAAGCTATTAGTAATGGTTTAAAAGAAACTATTGAAAAAAATTCAACATTTAATGTAAAAGAAGTTAATGCTGAATTAGCTAAATATCTACAAGATATTAAATTTTTAGAACAACTAGATGGAAAAAGAGTAAAAGGAGGTAAATTAGGAAAATACTTCTCTCAAATTTCAGGAAATATAATTGGAGGTACTGTTGGGGCTGCAGTTGGAGGTCCAGCTGGAAGTGCTATTGGTACTATAATTGGAGGTGAATTAGGAGGAAAAATAAAGGGTTCAATGTTACAAAAGACATTAGGCGGAGAAACTGGCAATGTTGCATTAAGAAACCCAATAATACAGAATGCAGTTGACAAGATACAAGGTAATAATATATCTAATCGTATAAATCAATCAAATAAATCTGGCAATCTAAACCAACAATACAATAGACCTAAAATCAATATTATAAGAGACATAAAACCAAAATCATTAGAGAAACCAAAATTAAAAAATCAAAACGTATCATCATCTAAAGATATAACAAAAAAGAGTTTATTGCAACGAGCAATAGAAAAGTATAAATCAATACCTAATAAACAGGGCGGATTTGTCCGTATTGCAGGTAAAGAGTTTAAAGAAGTACCTGAAGCAACTAAAAGAGAGATGATACAGGTCATTGATTATTTAAACCTTAAAAAGCCGTACAATGATAAGTTAGAATATAGTCTCTCTAAACTAGCGGAGAAGTATAATATTAATCAGGACTGGTCTAGTAATAAGATAGCGGATACTTTGGAAAAATTAATAGAAAATACAAAGACAAAATAAACAATTATTTATTAATAAAATGATATAATTACAAACATATGAATGAAGAACTTACAAAACAACTAGAAGAATTATTTAATAAAAGTAGACCAGCAACTCATCAGGATTTAAAAGAAAATGTAGATTTTTTCTTAGGATTACTAAAAGAATTAAGAGTAAGACTACAAAACGAAATAAACGAAAGTGGTAAATCAAAAGATGAAAGAATAATTCTTCTTGAAAAGACAATAGCAAAATCAGAGGCAAATGTTATAAAACTATTGAATAATTTTCAAAATAAGAATAAGTCTGATGTAGAATCATACTTTAATCTCCTAAAGAAAGAAATTAATAGAGTAGAAAAAAGTATACCTGAATTACCAAAAAAAGATGATTCATCTAAATTAGAAAATAAGATAGAAGAAACAATATCTAGACTTGAATCACTAGAAGAAGATGATGAATGTGAAAAACTTGAAGAAAATTTTAATGATACCATAAATGAGCTAAGAGATGAAATGTATTCTAAACTTGAATCTTTTAAAAAAGACTTAAGTAGTAGAAATGTTACTGGAAGACCTATATTTGGTAGAACAAATATAAAAGTATTAGATAACGGAACAGTAGTAAGCGATGTAGTTACAGAACTTAATTTCACTAATGCAACAAGTATAAGTGTATCTGGCGGTACTAGTAGAAGGGTAGATATTGAAACTGGAGGTAGCGGTAGTTCAACAGGTGCTGCTACTCCTATCGCTCCTACTAGCGGTGCTATAAATAGTTCTAATACTGCTTTTGTTTTTGCCACAGAGCCAAAAGTTATAGTAGCAAATGGTGTCGCAATTAGACAAGGTTATGGATTTACATGGAATTCAGGAACAAGTACAGCAACACTAGATAATGCACCTGCTACAGGTACAGATGTGTTTGGATATTCTCCAGTCACGACAACAGGAAGAGACCCAGCCGTTTTAACCGTAGCAGACGCAACTTCAATTACCCCTATAACTGATTCATATAGAATCATTCATCAAACTAACACACAATCTGCAGGCACACTAACTATAAAC